GGTGAAAGTCTTTCAGAAGAATTCAAAGTAAAAGCTACTACAATCTTCGAAGCTGCTGTATCTGCTAGAGTTGATTTCATTGCTGAACAAGTTGAAGCTGAATTAATTGAAGAAATGACTGCGGTTATTGAAGAAATTAAAGAAGACTTAGCTGCTAAAGTTGATGACTATCTTAACTATATGGTTGAAGAGTGGATGGCTGAGAACGAACTTGCTATCGAAAGAGGCCTTAAAGCTGAAATCGTTGAAGATTTTATGTCTGGTCTTAAAGACTTATTCATTGAACATTATATCGATATCCCATCTGAAAAAGTTGATGTTGTTGAAGAGTTGACTTTGAAAGTTGAAGAATTAGAAGAATCTTTGAATGAACAAATCCTACGCGGAATTGAATTAAAGAAAGAGTTAAACGAACAATTAAAATACGAAGCTATCTACACAGCGTGTGAAGGCTTATCACAAACTCAAGTTGAAAAAATGAAGGCACTTGCAGAAGGTGTTGAATTTACTTCTGAAACTGAGTTTACCTCGAAACTTGAAACACTGAAAGAATCTTATTTTCAATCAGATGTTAAAGTTGCTGGCATTTTGGCGTTAGATGAAGAAGTTCAATTAGTAGAAGAAAAGCAAACTACACGTTCTGCTGATCCTATTATGGAACAATATGCTAAAACAATTTCACAAAACCTATTAAAATAATCGGAGTATTAAAAAATGTATTTAACTGAAGACTTACAAAAAAAATGGCAACCAGTTCTGGAACATCCAGAATTAGAAGCAATCAAAGACCCTTATAAAAGAGCTGTTACTACTCTTGTTTTGGAAAACCAACAACAAGCAATGAGCCAAGATGCTCAAGCATTGAATGAAACTGGTCCAACTAACGTTACTGGTTCTAGCATTCAAAACTTTGATCCAGTATTGATCTCATTAGTTCGTAGAGCACTTCCTAACTTAATCGCTTATGACGTTGCTGGTGTTCAACCAATGACTGGTCCAACCGGTTTGATCTTTGCAATGAGAGCTCGTTTCAATGCTCAAGCAAACACTAACCCAGAAGCATTCTTCAACGAAGCTAACACAGTATTCACTGGTGTAAATTCTGCTGCAAACCCATACGGTTTCCAAGGAACTACTGCAACTGATACAAACACTGATCCTTTGACTGCAACTTCTGGTATCGGTATGCCAACTGCTTCTGCTGAAGTATTAGGCGCTTCTGGTGCTGGTGCTTTTGCTGAAATGGCTTTCTCAATCGAAAAAGTTACTGTTACTGCTCAAAGCCGTGCATTGAAAGCTGAATACTCTTTAGAATTAGCTCAAGATTTGAAAGCTATCCATGGTTTGGATGCTGAAACTGAATTAAGCAACATTCTTTCTACTGAAATTCTTGCTGAAATCAACCGTGAAGTTATCCGTACTATCTACACAACTGCTGTAGCTGGTGCTCAATACGGTACTACTACTGCTGGTTATTTTGACTTAGATACAGATTCTAATGGCCGTTGGTCAGTTGAACGTTTCAAAGGTCTTATCTTCCAAATCGAACGTGATGCTAACGTAATTGCAAAACAAACTCGTAGAGGAAAAGGTAACGTAATGATCGTGTCTTCTGACGTTGCTTCTGCAATGGCAATGGCTGGTGTATTACAATATACTCCTGCTCTTCAAGCTGACCTTCAAGTTGATGATACTGGTAACACTTTTGCTGGTATGTTACACGGTCGTATCAAAGTTTATATCGATCCTTACTTCGGTGGTTATACTTCTAACCAAGAATTGGTAACTATCGGTTATAAAGGTACTTCACCTTATGATGCTGGTTTATTCTATTGCCCATATGTTCCTTTACAAATGGTTCGTGCAGTTGATCAATACACCTTTCAACCAAAAATTGGTTTCAAGACAAGATATGGTATGGTCGCGAATCCATTTGCTCAAGGTTTATCTGATTCTAATAAAGGTCGTTTAACAGCTCGTTCAAACGTTTACTACAGAATTTTTGGTGTAAAAAATCTAATGTAATATGGTACTGATTTATATAGAAATATATTAAATCATATCGCACAATTTAGGGTGTATCTTCGGATACACCCTTTTTATTGTTTAATTATAAAACTTAATATTACCACAATCCCACACACGATCATATCCATTCAACACCATATTATCAAATACTGATATTGTATCATCATATGTATTGAACTGCATTACTTTATTTTTAGTGTAAGACAACCTATGGTTCAAAATAAAATCAGATTTATGAAATCCCCACCAAGAAGGGTCTGACACTGTCTGGTTCTTAAATATAGCGGAATATGAAGAATTCAGTGTAGTTGAATATCTACGGTCTGCATAGGATATTACTGGAGCATCTAATGTGAATGATTTAAACAGTTTAGATAAACCACCAACAACAGACACATCTAATACAGAAGCGAATCTGGTTATTTCATAACACTTTTCGTTACTATATCTTTCTTCTCCTATGGACATAACGGAAACCAACTCATTATTATAATATAGTCCTTTGTGAAACTTGGCACCACGAAAACCAGACAGATGATTATTATTAAAGAATGTAGTTGCTATGCTTGGTGTTAAATCTGATATTATACATTTTCTGGCATATATTCTATTTGATGAAACACCCAACTTATGTTTCAGTATAGATTTTATTATTTTTTGTTTTATTGGGTCGTTCCATTCGTTATCGAATATGTGTATTAGTTGTATACCAATACTCTCGCATATATTAGTTTTTGATATGTGATAATGTTTATCTTTGTTTCCGGAATATTCTGAATGATAATATAATCCATCATATTCTATAGCAAAGTTCTTTGATGGTATATAAATGTCAATCTCTCTACCATTACCCAACAATGTTCTATTTCCTTGCGTAGCATCTGGGAACATTACTTTAATAAATGAATATACCTCATTCTCTCCTACTGATGGTGCACCTCTTGGTGATACATATCTATCTTGAACATCAAATATTCTGATATATCTGCATAAAGTAGAATAACTAATATTAAGTTCTCGTGAAATGTATATACGTTCCTTATCATGTTTTATAAATAGTTCATCAATAATTTCAACAAACTTTTCTTTATCTTTTTTTATTATAGCATCAAGAAAATCTTTTGGTACTGATGACCAATTAATTTCATATCTATTAAATCTAGATTTTTCGGAAACTTCTTTATTTGACATGGGGTTGTTTTCGGTGAAGAACTTCTTACCAGCGTCTGTTTGTGTCCAAGCAACATTACCATTAAACAACTTTTTCTGTCCTTCCACAACAGAATCTCTTAATAAGAAGGTATTATCAACACCATATCTTTCTATACAGGTATTAGATCGATTTTCTAAATATTCCTCAGTTTTTGAATAATGTTCAACACCATATCGTTCTATACACGTTTCTTTAGATTTAGAAATAAATTCCTGTGTTTCATAGTAATGCTCAACACCATACTTTTCTAGATTGTGTGCTATTGTTTTTGGTATGGCTTTAGTTTTTATTGTATCAGAATGCGATAACAATTCTATATCATGAAATATAAACCATTTCTTAACAGTAACGTTAGATGTACCATATATACCACCAATTTCAGTCATGTTTTTGGTCTTGTATAATTCGACCAACTCTTCTTTTGGTGGAACACATTTCTTCGATTTAGTGTTCGTTTTAGATCGAGTGTCATTGTATATTTCATGATTAATTAACTGACTACGTAATGAATATGAACCTAAACACAAAAATTTAGCCATCTGTATCTTATTGTCATCAAACATAACAATGCATTCACATAGTTCTTCTTTTGTGTATTGTTTGGTTCTTTTGTGTCTTTGTGGCATATTCATTTATTCCATTCATTTATTATATACATATTATATCATATTTATGGTATTTGTCAAATGAAATGTTATATAAATAAGGTATAAAACACAGGAGTTAACATGCAATCATTTCTAGAATATATCACCGAAGAAGCTAAGGGAACATTACATTCTTTTGATGTAGATGAAACCTTGTTTAAAACTCATGCCAAAGTTCATGTGATACATAAAGGTAAAAGAGTCCAATCTTTATCTAATGCAGAATACAATACACACAAATTGAAACCTGAACACCACTATGATTACAGTGAGTTTAGAGATTCAAATAAGTTCCATGATGAATCCGAACCTATCCATAAGATGCTTAATAAAGTAAAAGCAATCCATAGAAATATTAAAGGTTCACCGCACCACAGAATTATTATTAATACAGCTAGATCGGATATGGATAACAAAGATACATATCTACACAAATTTAAACACCATGGCATTCCTATTCATGATATACATGTTAATAGAGCTGGCAATGATGAACATGGTAGTGTTGCTGAAAAGAAAGCCAGAGTAATATCTAAAAATATTTCACAACACGGATATAAGAAAGTTCATGTATATGATGATTCAACAGAAAACTTAGATCATTCATTGGCACTGAAACATAAACATCCAGGAACAGAAATACACGCTTGGCATGTACAACACGATGGTTCCGTTAAGAAATACACAGGTAAGAAATAAATGTCAGCTTTAACTAGAAGTCCAGTCAACACCAATCTATTACAACCAAGTAAGTATCTGGTGACTATTGATAGAATACCCACAGTTAAATATTTCTGCCAGACAGCTAATATACCTGGAGTTACTATCGGAACAGCAGAATACTCCACACCGTTTCTGGACATGTATACACCAGGAACTAAGATGTCATATTCACCATTTGATATGAAATTTCTGGTAGATGAAGATTTAAAAGGATGGCGAGAAATACATGATTGGTTTAGAGCTATCGCAGCACCAACCAGTTTTGAAGAACGCAATACCATGACGCAATTGAATACCAAGAAACAAGGTAAGTCTCTATTAAATTATTCGGATATCACCTTAACAGTATTAAACGCATTAAACAATCCAGTAGTTAGAGTCCAATTCATTAATGCTTTTCCTACCTCATTATCGGATATCGAGTTTGATACCAGTTCTTCTGCGGATGATATATTAACAGCTTCAACATCCTTTACCTATGAGTACTTTAACATACTGGATATTTAATCCTATATACTAATAGTAACTTGGAGCGAAGCGACATTGCGAAGCAATTACTTTGCGATGCTTCGCATCCTGTCGTTTCACTCCAGACACCAGTGTTTTACATCTTGACAAACAGGATAAGTTCTAAAGCAGTTTTGGTGTAAGTGCATTATAACACAACAGCCATGGTCTTGGCAAGCCCTAATTGAAAATAAATAGGATATATCATGAAAAATCTAGAACAAATTCTTGAACTGTGGGAAATTGATGCCGAAATGGATCAAACAGAACCAGGTAAAGAGTTAATCAACATTCCTAAGTTACACAATAAGTATCTGTCCATCCTAGTTAAACATAAACTAGCCTCAAAGAAAGCACACTTTGACTATACCCGTATGCGTAAGATCAAGTGGGAATACTATACAGGTAAGTTCACACAGGAGGATTATGAGCTCCATGGTTGGGAACCATTCAATTTGAAGTTGAAATCGGATGTAACCACCTATTTGGAAGCTGATGCACACCTTATCAAGTTATTAGAACGCAAAGTATATCATGATGAAATTGTATCAGTTACCGAATCAATTATGGGTGAGATAAAACAACGGTCCTGGATTTTGAGGTCATTTATAGACTGGGAAAGGTTCATCAGTGGAAACTAATGTAATCATCTCCAAGAAGAATGAAGTATATGCCAAAGTCCAATGCGATAAATCTATAGCACAAGAACTATCTGATTTCCTAACATTTATGGTACCAGGATATCAATTTATGCCAGCATATAGAAATAAATTATTTGACGGCAAAATTAGATTGCTTAACCTACAGACTAATCTGCTTTATCTTGGTCTAATACCATACATTGAAGAGTTCTGTCAGTCTAGGGACTATACCTTTGAATATGACCACACAAGGCCAGACCTAGAGGATGATTTCTCTGTAAAGTTAGCTAAGGAGTTCTTCACTGAACTTAAACTACATTCTCGTGGTAATCCAATAGATGTTAGAGAACACCAGTTGGTTGCATTTGTTCATGCTATGCAAAAACGCAGGTCTTTGTTGTTATCACCTACAGCCTCCGGTAAAAGTCTTATAATCTACCTGATATTTCGACAACTATTGGAATATCAAGAACTCCGTGGTCTTATTATTGTACCTACCGTCAACCTTGTGTCACAGTTGTATTCGGATTTTGAAGACTACTCCAGTGAAAACGGATTCATTGTTGAAGATAATGTACATAAGATTTATCAAGGTCAACCTAAGGAGACCAACAAGAACTTAACCATATCCACTTGGCAATCTATATTCAAACAAGAGAAGGAGTATTTTGACCAGTTTGACTATGTTATTTGTGATGAAGTTCATTTAGCTCAAGCAAACTCCATAAGAGACATCATGGAGAAACTTGACAGCACCAAATATAGAATTGGATTAACAGGCACCTTATCAGGTATGAAAACCCATAAGTTGGTGTTGGAAGGTTTATTTGGAACCGTTAAGAAGGTTATATCAACCAAGGAACTTATTGATAAGAAGGAACTTGTAGACTTTAATATCAAATGTCTTGTATTAAAACATAGTGATGAAGTATGTAAACTTATGGAGAGTTGTACCTATCAAGAAGAGATTGAATATATTATCACCAATGAACTCCGGAACAAGTTTATAAAAAATCTAGCTGTTAGTATGAATAATAATACACTGGTTTTGTTCCAACTGGTTGACAAACATGGTAAAGTCCTGTATAATTTAATCAAGAACTCGAAACAGATAGGTGATAGAAAGGTGTTCTTTGTACATGGTGGAACAGCAACAGATGATAGAGAAAACATTAGACGAATTGTTGAAGAGGAGTCTAATGCCATTATCGTAGCTTCATTTGGTGTTTATTCTACAGGTGTTAATATAAGGAATTTACATAATATTATTTTTGCATCACCTAGCAAGAGTCGTGTAAGGAATTTACAAAGTATTGGTAGAGGGTTAAGACAATCCGATGGTAAGACTAAAGCAACCTTATATGATATAGCTGATGATATGCGACATAATAAACATGTAAATTTTGGATTAAAACACTTCATGGAGAGAACCAAAATCTATACTGAGGAAAAGTTTAAATTTAAATTATACAAATTAGGACTGAAATGATTAAAATACTTAGATTACAAGATGGTTTGGATATTATATGTGATCACACGCATATGTCGGGAATTAATGTTGTAAAGAATCCAATGGTGGTGTTTTTAGATTATGAAGAGGAAGAACCTGAACTGGTTATGCAACACTGGATACCAATTGATCTAGTAACGAAAAATGAAACCACCATATCTGATGCTGATGTATTATGTACATTCGAACCAACAGAAGCTCTTGTGGAGTTCTACCAAACCAACATAGAAAGTATGGTTCTGGATACGCAAAATTATGATCCAGAACAAACTAGCATAGAAGAAGTACTAGCTGCATATGATAAAACTAATAAGGGAAAGAAGAAATTACACTAGTATGTCCGGAGCGAAGCGACATTGCGAAGCAATTACTTTGCGATGCTTCGCATCCTGTCGTTTCACTCCAGACACCAGTGTTTTACATCTTGACAAACAGGATAAGTTCTAAAGCAGTTTTG